CAGATAGCCGGTATATATGGTATACCTTCAGCGCTGATTCCACGCAAGGATATGGCCAAATACGATAATCAGGATATCGCCGAGGTCTCCGTTTATTCCAATATCGTTATTCCTGAGGCCCGGAAATTCTGCCGATCGATGACCTCCTTTCTTGGCCTTGATAAGTCCGGCATGTATATAGACGTGGATTTTAGTGGCGTAAGCGTATTGCAAGTACGTGATAAGGATATGGTAGAGAAGAGGCGTATCGTATCGGAGAAATGCCAGAAGGAATTCGTGGGAGGCGTATTGACGCTGAATGACTGGAGAGCGCAGATAGGGGAGAGCAAGGTAGGGAACCCCTTGTATGACAAGTTGGTTTACGATATGTCTACCGAGGAATTGGCCTTGGTCAAGGAGATCATATCCTTAGCTAGGTCTGGCGGTCCATCAAGGAGCGTCTCATCCTCTTCTGGAGGGACTTCTGATAACAAAAAACCGTCCGACGAGGGCGATGACGATAGGGGTGATGTTGATGATGATAAAAAATGATTCTATAGTTTTGCTTTTTAATATATTAACCCTATATTTGTAGGACATAACAAATAAAGAAATTAGAGCCTGAGAGCCATACCCGGCGGGAGTCGTATCCTGCGGGGTATGGCTCTTTTTATTTATACCGACATGGAACCGTATAGAAGCATATTATTTAAGACCAAGTCCACGGACGTGGATGAGAAAGGAATAGTCAAGGTGGCCGTTAATGGTATCGGGATAAAGGACAGCGACGGCGATATATCGTCTCCCGGTTCTTTCTCCAAGACGCTCCAAGAGAATTTCAACAGGTGCAAGTGGTTTCTCAACCATGACAAGACCAAGCTTCTTGGCTGCCCTATAGAGGGAGTGGAGGAGGATGGCAATCTGGTCATGACCGGGCAGATCAATCTAAAGAAGCAGATAGGCGTAGAGACGCTGGAGGATTACAAGCTATACAGGGATCATGGCAAGACCTTGGAGCATTCCGTGGGCGTCAGGGCCGTGAAGCGGGATTCCAATAACCCGGCTATCGTTAAGGAGTGGTTCTTGGGCGAGTATAGCACGCTGACCCATTGGGGGGCTAATCCTCAGACATTCTTGATGGATATAAAGGAATTGAGGGGTAGTGACTTGAGAGATCATATAAATATGATGCGTGACGCTTTAAATAAGAGATATAGCGGAGATAAGCTCAAGGCTCTTGAGGCTAACATATCTATCATAGAGAAAGCGTTGATCGGATCTAATATAGTACAGTGCCCTCATTGCGGACTGGCTTTCGATTATGGGACAGTACCGGAACATACTTTGGAGAGCCAAGTGATCGATGCCGTCGGTGACTATTCACGATGGATAACGGAGGATGTGGTATATCAGGAGATGGAAAAGATCAAGCCGGAGTTACAAGACCGTATCTTGGAGATAATCAACTCCAAGAAATCCGTTGATGATTTCGCCTCTTATGTCCGCTGCCCTAAATGTTATTCCAGAATATATAGAAGCAACACCCTTATATCTGAGCCGGAAGACTCCACTCAGATAGAGAAACATAAAGCCGCTAGATGCACTTTGGGGTCTCTAGGTGATCTTATTAATAACAATTAATTAATTTATTTATGTTGAAGAAAGGTTTTTATGAGAATTTAGGAGGTCTCGCTATCATGGCGTTGACCTTGGTGGTTTTTGCCGTTATCGCATGCGTAGGCGATCCGGCCTATGCCTTGGCGGTTGCGCCGGTATTGTCCTTCTCCGGTTTCGCCAAGAAGGAGAGTGAGTTGAGTGACGAGGAGAAACAAACGCTTGGGACTATCGAGAAGATGGTCAACAAGTGTCTGGAGGATTACGGATCTAATGTCATAGACAGGAAGGAGTACGAGGAGACGATGTCCGAGATTAGCGAGAAGCTTAAATCTCTAGGTTCCGGTAATAACAATAAGGAAGTCACGGAGATTCGTGATATCATCAAGTCCATGGGCAAGGAGATTGAGCAAATGAAGGGGCGTGGCATCACCTTGGGGGGGGATAGCCCTCTTGAGAAAAGTATCAATGAGTTCCTTGACTCTGAGAAATTCAAGCAATATGTAGATGGTAAGACGAAGTCCTCCGGGAATTTCCATTTGGATTTGAAGGACGTGGTCAGTATGACGGATAGTTATACGGGCAATATCTTGATCAGTCAGCAGCAAAACAGGGTCGTTACGCAGGTAAGCGAGAAAAAGATCAATTTCCGTAATCTCATGAGCGTCGATCAGGGTGATCCTGCCTTCCCGATGTTGACATGGCAGTTGATCTACGACTTGGATCGTAACGCCACTTTCGTGTCCGAGAACGGGCGGTTATCCCAATCATCCTTCAAGTTAAAGGAGGAGAGCTCGGAGGTTAAGCGTGTCGGTACCTTCCTTTATTTGTCCAAGAGATTGCTCAAGTCTAGGGTATATGTCCGCTCATGGTTGATCAATCGCTTATCCTCTTGGGTGAGGATGGCCGAGGATTTCCAGATCATGTTCGGTGATGGAACGGGTGATAACCTGAAAGGTATCACCAAATACGATGGTGTTAAATGCGTTTCCGATATCATAACCGACGCGGTTGTCAGCGGAGAGGCCGGATCTATCAAGGGAGCGAGAAGCTACAATGGCGGAAAAGCCACTATCGTGGAGTTTACCAACCCGCAGGACAAGATCGTTGACGGCCAGAAGATCAAGATCGAGGGCGTAACCACATTCACGGACCTGAACGGAACTTTCGATATCCATAAGATGAACGATCGGGAGATCATGGTAGAGGTGGCTTTCACGGCTTCCGGCGTATTCACCGCCGCTACCTTCGAGGTTAAGAATAATTTCTTCAACACCGTCGCATCCCCGAACCTAGGGGACGCTGTCAAGGCTATCTTCGGTGTCATGACGTACGCTGAGTATACCCCGAATATGATCGCCATGAACCCATCCACCTTGTTTGAGATCGAGACCTTGAAGGACACGTCGGGGCGGGATTTGAATCTCGTGACGTTGGTGAACGGCGTGAAGTACGTGGCCGGAAGACCCGTTGTCGAGACCACTTGTATCATGCCGGGGTATTATTTCGTCGGGGATATGGTTAACGGGGCCTCCTTGGTGGATTATACCTCTATCAATATCGAGTTCGCCGATGATATCGAGAGCCGATTGAAAAACCAGACGGCGGTGATCGTGGACGAGGAGGTTATCATGCCGGTATACAACCCGTGGGCGTTCGCCTATGGCAAGTTATCCGACGTATTGACCGCTATCAAGAAATCCTCTTAATACATAATGACATGAGGGTTTCTATAATTATAACGGGTGAGGAGATGGAGGTCGACAAGGTCATTCAGGAGAATTCCATACGAAAGGAGCTTGGCATGATCGATATATCCTCAAAGACCCCGGTTGGGACAAGAAAGAGAATCCCGGACACGGATACCAAGACATCCGTCTTCGGGGACTCGAAAATGTCACTTGATAAAGATAAATAGCGATGATAATAGACAATGCGTACTTCAAGGGAGACCTTAGGATACAGGGACTCGTGATACCGGAGGACGGGGGATTCTCCAATGAGGCTTCCAGAGCCATATCGGAGAACGTGGGATGGTATATCGAGACCTACGGGGAAGAGTACCTCGTCTCGCTCATGGGAGGATATTATGACTCATTCGTCGATTACGCCGATAATGGCAGGAAGGGAAACGACATGTTTGATTATATCCTAGGGATATTGAGATCGGATAGGTCTCCCATGGCTATGTATGTCTATTTTCATTACCAGAGAAACGAGACGCTAATATCCGTATCCTCCACGTCCGATGACGTGGACGTGAGGCGGATATTGGCGCATACCTCACGGATGATGACCCAAGCTTGGAATAATATGGTGGATATCAACATCGGGATATCGGATCGCGTAAGGGAGTCTTTCAAGGAGGACATGGATATTGACAGGAATATATTGACCCATATAAATGAGATGAATATATGAATGTCTTGGTGGATATATTCAGGGATATCGTCGCTGGCGTTTCAAAAGACGTTGGGTATATGGTCAATTACCAATTCGGTGATTGGCAATATATGGCCAAGACGCTTTCCGCCATGGGGAAGGCACCCGTAACGGCGGGAAGGAAATATCCTATGATAGGGTTATATTCCCCGTTCGACGAGGACAAGTCCAACCCTTCATTAACGTCCGTGAGCCTTTCCTTGATAATAGCCGTGAATACGTTGGGGAATTATACCAATGAGGAGCGATTGGAGAAGTCCTTCAAGGCTACGTTGTATCCGGTATATGACAGCCTTATAAGGAGGATATCCAACGATCGCAAGTTTGATATAGGCCCCGGGGCGATAGTATCCCATGTGAAGACCGATAATTTCAGGTATGGAAGGGCTGGCGTGTATGGCGAGGGGAAAAGCGAGTTCGACGATCGCATAGACGCTATTGATATTAAGGATTTAAGATTAAATGTAAAAAATATAACATGTAGATAATTATGGCAGTAAAAATGTTCAGGGACTGCGGTTCCGAGATTTTCAATACCGGCACGAGCAAGTGTCCGTTCGTTCCCGACTATATCAAGGCGATCATACTCACTCCGGTAGGTATGATGTTCAAGATATCCGATTTTGACACGAAGCTGGGAGAGTACGCCCACGCCGACCGTCCGAACCGTGTATATCCGATCTCGACGATAGCGGAGTACGCCACTTCCGGAGGCGAGGCACAGACATCGGCTACCGGTTATGGCTCGTCCAAGATCACGGGTTATAGCGAGCTTGTCGAGACTTACACGATGAACGATTATGACGAGGGCTTGCGAACCAATCTCATGAAGCTCAAGAACGAGAGCATGAGGGTGATCTTCATCGACAAGAATAATGTCGTATATGGAGAGAAGACCGATACGGAAGGTGATTTCAGGGGATATGAACTCGGTGCCGTTTATCCGGGTGGACAGAGGTTCAAGAGTTCCGGAGAGAACGCCTCGCTTACGATCAACCTTGTTTACAAGGACGTTGAGAAAGCTTGGATGAACGCCATATCTTTCACCAGCGATATCGATATCTTGGACGAGGCGAAGGGATTGGTCTGGGTGGATGTCAAGAAATTGGCTACAGGCGAGAATAAGTACAAGGTCGTGGAGCATTACGGAGGTTTTGACCTTACCGAGATGTACGGGACGTTGTTAGGTAACTCCTCTGTATGGAATAACGCTTCTGCGGCTACTTATAACGCTGATGACGGCACTCTTACTTTGACCCCTTCATCCGGCACTCCCGCGCTCAAGAGGCCATCCGAGTTATACGCCGAGGACGTTAAAGGAATAGAGCAATGGTCATAAACGGGGTATCGTTCAATGATGAGGCTTGTCTCGGTATGGGAAGGAAGGCTTTCGTGAAGGCTCACGAGGGATCTTTCTTCCTTGACCGGGGAATGGCGGATCGAAGGAGGATATTAGGTGACGCTTATGATATAATGGAGAGGAACCATGGGGACAATAGCGGGAGTGGCGAACGCCGTGAGGACGCTGGAGAAGAACTTCTGGCCGGAGGTTACGAACAGCTTGAGGGAGAGCGAGGGATTGATCCATGACTTGATCACTGATCAACTCATGTCCGGGCTAGACGAGAACAAGGAGCCTTTGAAGCCTACCTATCTGGATGACCCGTATTTCGTGGAGACGACGAAGACCCCAAAGGCGGCGAGGGCCAAGGCCAGATGGTATAAGGCGATGAAGGAAAGCATAACCCCGCCTAGGTCCTCCGACATACTCCATCTTCCGCCACGGGACCCTAACACCCCCAACCTTATCATACGAGGCGATTACCACGCCAGTATAACGCCGATCGTGCAAGGCGGCAAGGATGGTGGCAAGATAGTCACGAGATCCATCGGTTTCTATGCCGGTGACGACGCTTTAGAGAAGAAATACGGCCCCGGTCATCTGGGTTTGACCCCGGAGGCTAGGGCTTATTTGATTGAGGAGCGGGTTGTTCCCGCGTTGGATAAGTTATTCAAGAAATACGGGTTCAAATGATAAAGCCGTGCAATTGCGCCTCGCAGAACAAGGCGATGGCCACATACGAGAACATAAGGAGGCTGGCTATCAAGATGGCCGTTTCCGATAAACGCATTTACGTGCTTATCCGTAAAACGGATGGCACGTTTGCCTTCGAGCCTTTAGATGCCATGGTATCTAAAGGCGATATTGTTGAATATATCCATTATTTATAAATAGTATGGCGAATATATACACGACATGCGACGAGATACCCTTATGCAAGTTCATCGAGATGTACAAGGGAAATCTTAACGCCCTTATAAAAGGAGGGAGGACCAAGCCCACCGAAGGGGAGTTAAGGAAAGCGGCGATGGGGCTTATTGACGAGTATTCCGTTATAACCGGTAACAAGAATATCGCTATCGAGATAGAGGATCGGTCAAGGGCGGTGGATTGCAATATCAAGCTTATCCTGTTGGAGTCAGCAGATCATTTGATAGACGCTATGATGTACGCTGACGCTTCGGATATTCTTGGCAGGGTAGGTATCCGCATGCCGGAGGAGCCGGGAGAGCAAGATCTGATCGTCGCTAAAAAGAGAATCCAGTCCAAGATGTCACAAGTGAAAT